GTGGCATCAGACGATACATCCAAGGCCACAGCGCGCCGACATTGATCTCCCGCCGCTTGCCGACATTGAGGGTCGGAAGATCAATGACATCAGCGAACTCGCCATTGGTCGGGTCTAGCGCAGCGGCGGCCCCATCAATACCAGGATCGATCGCGATGATCACGCCGCAGGTTCTTGACGCTTGGTAAACAGCGGACGCTCTTCCACGACGTCAGCCACAGCCTTGATCTGATGCGCTCTGAACTGCGATCGCGTCATCGAGACACCAGAAGAGACCGGTACCTCTTCCTCATCAAGCTTTTTGAACCCTTTGGTAAGCTCTTCTTGATGATCGTGAAAGCCGCGCATGTAGGCATCATATCCAGGCGTGCCGGGTGCGTAGACCGGCGATGCCGGCTCGCCGGTACGACTGGCTTCCTCACCATCGGCATAGGCCATCATCTCAACATCATGACTGTCTTCTTCCTGCATGAACAGATCTAGCTGCTTGCCGAGGGAATACCCAAGCCAGCCAGCGATCGTGCAGTCTCGTGCGATCTGCATTTTGATCTGTTTCTCGCCTGCTTCCGCTTGCAGTCGGAAAGCCATGTCGAAGTCGCGCTGTAAAAACCCGTCCGCTTTGGCTGACTTGTACCCGTTGCGCACGTTTGACTGCGCCGTCGCCAACGCAGCTTTGAGCTTTGCTATTTTGGGGAGATGAACATCGAGAAACAATTTCTTTGCCTCGGCATCCACCTTGGCATTGCGCCGAAGCGCGATCTCCGGGGCCCTGTCTATAGTCCTGGCAGACCTCATTGCCGCTTTGCGCTTGATGCCGGCCGGTATGCGCTTCGCTTTTGCTTTCTTGGTAGCTCGCTGTTTCATCGATGTCTCCGTCATGTGAGTAGGGAAGGGCGGACCCGGCAGCACCTGGGGGGACACTGCTGCCGGGCCCTATCGCGGCCTTCTATCCGTCCGAGGGGGGCACGACGAACGGACTTCCAGCCCCGAATTACGTATAGTCGGAAGGTCGCAGATGTTCCCGGGAAATACCAATGGCCTTAGACAATTTTGTCACATGCTTCAACGGGATCACCTTCCACCTGGTTATGGCCTGTCTGCTGATCCCCAATATCTCGGCGAGCTGCACTCGGGTATACCCGCGCCTAAGCAGGTTCCGATATGCCTCTCTATCGTTTCTGTGGATAACTTGCCAATTACTGCCCATGCCACATTATGCCGATGCAAAGCTATGTTGACAAGAACAATACATCCGTTTACGAAAGACCCATGGGCCACAGGGGCCCGCTGGAGCATCACATGTCTGACTTCCCCACCATGATCATCGAACTGAACGACAATTCTTTCTGGCAAGTTCGCGAGACCGGTTCTGCCGATCTTGCTCACGTCTGGCTCGGTGTTCAGGGCCGCTTCAATGCCAAGACCAAGGTCTTCACACCAAAGCCGAACCGCAAAGGCTCAGGCAACCGTCCCCGGCTAGTTTCCAAAGCTCACTGCTATCGCGTTCACGTGGCTGCCAATTAGGCAGCCACTTCCTTTCCTCATTCCCGCAACCAACACCGAGCATCACCCATGTTTACCGTTGAAACCTCGAATGGCCAATATGCCAAATTTTTCAGCCTCCAGGACGCCAAACGGTTCGCCGAAAACCTCAGGGAACTGACCGGCAGGAACTATGACATTTACAAGCATGAGATGGTCTGGACGACGTCGCTGCTGGAGGAGGCATACCCATGAAAAAGGATCTTCTTGTCGACATCGGAATATGCCTGTTCCAAGCTGCCTGCGTTACCGTCATCATCATCGCCCTAGCAACTTTGATCGGAGTCTGACATGTCAAACGTTGAAACCCGCGGCATTGGCGACAACGTCAACGTCGATCAAGCCAAGATCGTCACCAACCGCTTAGAACTCGACTATGCGGAAAGCGTCAAGCGGGTCCACAAATTGTGCGATGAAGCCCTCGCCCAGCCTGACGTCGTCCTCAGTGATCAGACTGCCCTGCAGCTGGGCGCCCTAATCAAACGCATCCGCGATCATGATCGCAAACTTGAAGCCTTTCGTGTCGCCGAGAAAGACCCTTATTTGCGCGCCGAACAGGGGGTCGACACTTTCTTCTTTTCGCTTCGTGATCTTTTGACAAGACGGAATAAAAATGACCGCGCGGTGAAGCCCGGTGCAGCCGATGATCTGCAGGCGCGGATCGACCGCTGGCAGGATGAAAAAGCGGCCAAGGAAAAGGCTCGCCTGGAAGCCGAGCGCCAACGCGCCGAGCGTGAGGCCGCGGAAGAAGCCGCTAAGCTAGCCGCGGCACAGGCAGAAGCTGATGAGGCTGCCCGGGCGGCTAGCCGGGCCAGGTCCTATCAGAAAAAAAACCAACTCGCCGAATTGGCTCGCGATGCTTCCGACCGTGAGGCGGATGCCAAGGCGGCGGCCGATCTTGCGGCCATCAGGGCCGAGGAGGCCCGCGTAGCTACGCTGGCCAAGCCGGCTGACTTGGTCAGAGTCCGTGGCAATGATGCCAATGGAGGCGGTGTCACACTGACAGCCGCGCGCGAGGGCTACGCTATCCTCATCGATCGCAACAAACTCGATCTCAATGCCATACTTCCGTATCTTACCGATAGCGAGCTTGAGAAAGCATTGCGCGGGTTTGCCAAAGCCACTGGCTACGTGAAGCAACTTCCCGGCGCCGAGATCGGCTTCAAAAATAGAGGGGTGACCCGCTAATGTCTATGCAGCAAGATATCAACAACAAAGTTGAGGCTGAGTTTAGCCGATGGTTGATCACCTCGGTGGATCTTTACAGAACGGCTGACCTTCCTTTCGAAGCATCAACCGAGCATATAACATCCCTCATGTTGACGGGCGCGCTCTCGGCGCTGATGGCCAACATGAAAGGCCCGAAAAATAAAAAGCTGAAAAAAATACACGCCGCTATTGATACCGCATTCGAAATAGCCTGTAAGCGCGCGGATAAGGAACTTTAAAACAATGAAACGCCCATACATTCCGCTGCACGCGCCGGTAAAGAGGAAGAAGATTGTCTAACCATGAAACGACCAAATGTTCCTTTCCGAATAAGACTTAAGGTGCTCGAAAGACAAGTTTTCCTCGACCGCAAATTTTTGAACGAGGATGAGAGGGAAGCATATCGCGAATGGTGCAATCTGCGCTGCCACGGCAAGAACATGCGTTGCAAGATACGCATCCTGATCGAGATCTTGTTCGGCGGCAGACAGGTTGAGCTGGACCATGATCCGGCTCTGGTATTACGACGCAGGAATAAGCGCACAGGTGACTATATACCTGCTGCTAACAATCCTCGCTTTCTCGTGTATCGGACTAAACCTGATCACCTGCGCAAGACTATTGGGCGAGCTACCGGCGCTGAACGAACCGTCACAAGCAAAGGATCGGATCGATGGCTGGCGAAAAAATTCCAGAAACTGGAACACCCGAAAAAGTCGAAGTCACGGAAGATACCATCGAGATCGTTCCGTCGCGCATCGCCACGACCGGCGCCCTCCTGCCGGTGATCATCTGTGACTGTTGCGGAAAAGGGTTTTTGAATTGGCTACCAAGCGGGGTCGATGAGGATCCGCTGTGGTACTGGGACGGAGGCAACGTCGGCGGTTATGTCTGCGGTGGAGCCCTCAGAATGATCAGCCGCGAAACTGCCATCATGATCGCGGATAATTTTCAAAAGATAGGAGTGGAAGCATGGTTAAGAGGACAACGAAAGCCGGACGAATTACTGCAATAGTGCCGGCGCACAATGTAGTCGCGATAGATAGCACATCGCGGCTGATGCAGGCCATTGCCATAGCGGCCGCGGACCCGAAGTGCAATGTGCAGAAGATGCAGGCGCTGCAAAAGATGTTCGAGGACATGGAGGATCGTCTGGCGAAGATCGCCTATGACAATGCACTCGCCGAACTGCAGGCTGAACTGCCTCAAATAGATCGCACCGGCCGGCTGATCATCCGCAAGAAAGACCCGAAAACCGGCGAGAGAACCGGCCCCATTGACCAGGCGACGGCTTATGCGAGATGGGAAGACATCATGGATATTCTGCGGCCGGTCCTCAGCCGGTTCAGGTTCTCGCTGTCATTTCGCACCGCCAATGATGATGCCGGACGCATCAAGGTAACCGGTGTCCTGGCGCGCAGTGGGCATCGCGAGGAGACTACCATCACGCTACAGCATGATAGCACCGGCTCGAAAAACCCGGTGCAGGCGGTCGGATCATCCAACTCATACGGCAAACGCTACACTGCTGGACTGCTTCTGAACATCGTCACCTGCGGCGAGGACGATGATGGCGGCACCCGACGCGAGCCTGCCGGCAGAAAGACAATAAGCCCCGAACAACATGCCGAATTGATCAAACTTGCAGAGGAAGCTGGCGCTGACATCGCACGGTTCTGCGCTATGCTCAAGGTCGACAGCCTCATCGACATCCCGGCATTGCGGTATGAGGAAGCCAAGGCCCAGCTGTTGCGCAAGAAGAAGGCGAAGGAGAGAAAAGCCGCCGAGGCAACCTCTGACTTCCCGGGTGACAGACCTCTCAAGACTGAACCACCCAAGAACGAGTTCACCAAGGGAGGGATGCGATGAAGGTGATGAGAGAAAGACCGTCGATGACGTCTCGATATAACATCATTGAGTGCGAGCAGGGATCGCCGGAATGGTACGCCGCCCGGCGCGGCATCCCGACATCAAGTCGCTTCGGCGATATGATGGCTATTGGCGAAGGCAAGACACGCCTGCGCTATATGCGTGAATTGGCTGCCGAAGTTATCACCAATGAAACCACCGAGACCTTTTCCAACGAAAAGATGGAGCGCGGCCGCAAGTTTCAGGCGAGGCTAGAGGCGATGTACCTCTATGACAATGACGATATCCAGGTCGAACACGTCGGCTTTATCCGTTCTACATTGATGGCGACGGGCTGCAGCCCGGATGGCTTGATCGGCGATCGGGGCATGGTTGAATTCAAGTCGACCGAGCCTCATTTGCTGGTCGAAATACTGCAGACCGGAAAAGTCCCGAACCACAGGGCGCAGGTACAGGGCCAGCTCTGGATCACAGGCCGCGAGTGGTGTGATCTCGTGATAGGCTGGCCAAAGATGCCGCTCTCAGTCACCCGCATCCACCGCGATGAGAGCTATATGGCTGGTCTACGGTTGGAGCTACAACGCTTCAATACCGAACTTGATCTTCTAGTCTCTCAATTGAAAGCGAAATTATGAGACGTCGCCCGATCAAAGTCGTATGGACCGGCGCTTCGTTCGTTCCTCAGGGCCGGGAGATGACCTATTGTCAGCATATGTTCAGGGTTGGCGAGATCTTCACGATCGACCCCGAGCAGGAACGCGACATGAATTCACACCGGCATTATTTCGTCCAGCTGAAGGAAGCGTGGGAGAATTTGCCAGAGGAATATGGAGAGCAGTACCCGGACGAAGAAATTTTCCGCAAAAAGCTGTTGATCCAGTGCGGCTATTACAATGAGTCGAGCATCGTCTGCGACACCACCAATGACGCCTTCATCCTGGCTGCGTTCATGGCGGACGCGGATAGGTCAGCTACGATCAACGTGCACGGCAATGTCATTCAGAAATTTGTGGCGCGATCCCAGAAAGTGCAGTTAATGGGACGGAAAGAGTTTCAGCAGTCGAAATGGGCGGTGCTCGAATTGGCTGCCTGTATGATCAATGTCACCCCAAAACAGCTGGAAAAAAATGCCGGGAGGAGCGCCTAAAAAAGTACCTGATGAGATCGTGGCCTTTATCAAGGAGATCATCAACATTGACCGGCGCGAGCGACAGATGGCAGGCTTTATCCAGGGAACCACCCATCTGGTAGACCGGATCGCTGCACACTTTGGCCTCAGCGTTGACTATGTGCA